GTGGTGGTGGTGGTGGCTCGACCGCTGCTACTGGAGGGTCTGGCGGCGGGGGCAGAAATGCTGCGACTGGAGCCGTGGGGACAACAGGACAAGGCAATTCAGGCGGCGACGGCGGCGTTTTGTCGGGCGGCGGCGGCGGCGGAGGTGACTCAAATGGAGAAGCGCCAACAACCGGAGTGGGGGGTAACGGGGGCCAGGGCATTTCCTCTGTAATTTCTGGAATATCAATTGGCTACGCTGGCGGCGGCGGCGGCGGCGGGACAACTGGAGCGTCGGGTGGGACCGCTTCGGACGGCGGCGGCGATGGAGGCAGTCGCGACGTTGTTGGATTAAATGGTGTCCCCAATAGAGGGGGTGGTGGTGGTGGTGCCAGAGACGCGGCCAGTGGTGCTGGAGGCTCTGGCATCGTTATTATTCGCTATCAAATTTCACAGGCTGAATATGAAGCGGAGGCCGCGTGATGGACATGATTTTTGACACCGCGACAGGCGAGCTGACAATTGACACTGCCGACATCCACCCTTGGGGCGCTAATCTTCGCGCCGTATTGGAACGCCATGGGAATGTCATAAGCCTTCGCGGTGTTGCGATGCGCCTGTCGATTAAGGCCGACGACGAAAAGATTTTTAATCTAACGCTCCCGCCGCCGAATGTGAAGTATACGCAAACAGATCAAGATATTTTGGCGACAGGGTTCTGTCCGTGGTCGCCAGATCAGCAGATCGTCGTGAGCGCCTGGTGCCGAACTAACAACGGCGACGAGCTGACCGCCGATGCGTCCTTTACAGCGCCGCGACCTGCACAACCCTATCCAAGCTGGATGTGGCAAGATGGCGCTTGGCGTTCGCCTGTAGTTTACCCTGATGATGGAGGCGATTATTCTTGGAATGAAAACAGTCAGGAATGGGTAGCCACGTGAGTACACCCGCGCGATCGACACTCCGGCACCCCGATCGCATCTGGTAACCAACTCGCCCCAACCTATTTTGTACGTGCTGGATGGAACAATGCTTCAACGTGCTGGCTCCCGCATAGCCTCCAAAGGTCCAAGAAACAATCTGACTTTCCACAAAAACATGGAAACGAACGATGTCCGTAATTCGCATCGCTGAATTCGATACGTGGCGCCCCGGATACGGTCTCGCGACGGTCACGGTTCTCAAGGCCGGCGGAACGGAAGCCGCCAACGTCTACACCGATGAAGATGCGACGGCCTCGACGGACAGCACGCAAACCTTGCTCGGCAAGGACATTGGCGGGATTAGCTACGGAAAGTTTGCCGTCCCGCTTTACACCGATCAGGCCTATCAGCTTCAAATCAACTCGGTCGATCAGACCGGAATCACGCGCCCTGCGCTGACGACGCTGGACGGAGAAGATGCTTCGCCGGCCGAAGTGAAGCCGGACGGCGGCGCGATTTCCACATCTCTCGAAGAGCTTTTTGCGCGGCCGATTGATGTCCGGGACTATGGTGCGTTCGTGGAAGTCGGCGGCTCTGGTGCCTCGGCCTCGACGAACACTGCCACCATCGTTGCGGCCGTCGGGGTTGCCGGCGCCCGAGGTGGGGCGATGGTAAGGATTCCTCCCGGGACCTTTGTATTCACCGACCTGACGCTTCCAACCGGAGTGGTTCTGGAAGGCGAGGAAAGGGGCGCGACGGTCCTGCAATCCACCTATGCCGGCGACGTGGTTACGATCGGCGGTGATCGCGCCGGACTGAGGCGCCTTACCCTTGATGGCGTCAGCCTGGTGGCCGATTCCGTCGGGTTCTTCGCGGTCAACAAAGATGGAACCGTCCTCGACGATGTGGAGATCAAGCGCTTCGAAACTGACCTGGTTCAAAAGGGCGGAACGGGAGCAGACTGGCACAATCTGATTGTTTCCGACGCCTCCAATGGCGCACAATTGCTGGGCGACACAAACAGCGGCGGCGCCACGGCCGGTGCCGAGCACAAGAACAATCGCTGGACTGGTGGCAAGATCGAACTTTGCTCCAACCGTGGCCTAGATCTTGCCTACATCGACGCGAATTGCTCGGATTTCCAGATCGAAGCAGTCGGCTTCGAATCCAACACCGGCACCGCCGCGCGGCTCAATGGTGCCAGGTCGATCAGACTTGGGGATTGCTGGTGGACAGACAACACCGTCGACCTCGATATCGACGACGCTGATCCGGCAAACGCGAACAATACAACGATCGACGTTCTGATCGACGGCGGATCGATGAACGGCGGCACTATGACGCTGACAGGAAACCTCGAATCCGTAATCTTCCGTCGCGTCGATTTCCTTGGCGTTGAGACGACCATCACGACGCCGTCGCACAACATCCTCATCGAGGATTGCCGCGAAGATTCCGAAGTCACCTTTGCCGGCTCCACAACGGCGTGGATCCGTTCGAAAACTCCTGACCACGGGTCTTCCTCCGGTCTGACGACGGGAAATTCCCCGACCAAGACCTGGGCCATCGCGCTCGACCCCGGTCAGCGCGTCGCAATCGAATACAAGGTTATCGGGCGCCAGCGCAACGGAGAGCGGCACACTCTCATTCACGGCTCGGCCATGGCCTACCGCCCCGGCGCCGAACTGGATTACGATACCCAGACTGCCAACTTCACCGTCGGCGACATCGTGACCGGCGCCATAAGCGGCGCGACGGGCCGGATTGTAGCTGACAACGATGCCGGCGCAACCGGCACGCTGACGCTTCAGGACGTATCCGGGACCTTCGTCGACAACGAAGCGCTGGCGGACGAGTCGACTGGCGCGGCCACGGCAAACGGAACGCAATCGACATCGGATTGTGTCGTGCTCACCTATGGCAACGACAGCACTCCGGTTCTTTACGGCACGCTGGACTACGATGCCCAGTCCGGCAACTTCGCGGCAGGGCTTGTGGTCACGGGCGGGACGAGTGGCGCGACGGGAATGATCGAGGCCGATACCGACGCCGGCACAGATGGCACGCTGACGCTGACCGATGTGGTCGGCACTTTCATAGACAACGAGGCCTTGGCCGACACCGACACAGGCGCTGCCGCGGTCGACGGCACACTCACGCGCATCTATGACGCGACCGCCGTTGCCAACGGTCCCGAGGTCGAGATCAGGGTCACGGGGCAGACGTCTCACACCATCGAGTGGACCGTCGATGCCGAGGTGGTTTCCTCCTGATGGCCGAAGACTGGATTCCGCTACCTCTCGATCAGCCCTATTTTGCAAACCTCGATGAGGATGCCGTTGTCGGATTCATGACGGCCGTCGAAAACGGGTTCATCAACGAGCTCGGCGGCCACACGAGATTTCCGGGACTTTCGGAGTTTGCCAGTTTTGGTGGCAATTCCAGGGTCTATCTTCACGACCTTTCCGGCGATCTCATTGCAGTGACGGGCAAGGGTCAGGTCGGGCGCGTGGATAGCGCTGGCGTCGTGGAAGATGTGACGGGCGTTCCGGTTTCCGGTGGGCGCCGCGTGATCTTTGCCAAGCGCAGAGATGACCTGGTCATGTGCGCCGGCGGTCCGATCGTTCGTCTCCGGGCGGGGAAGTCGGAACTTCTCAGCAAGAAGGCACCGCTGGCCACCCATGTCGGCTGGATAGATGGCTACACCATCGCGGTCGAGATCAATTCCGGTCGGTTCTATTACGACGACGGAAGCGACACATGGGATCCGCTCGACACCTTTGCGGCGGACGGAAATCCGGACAACATCAACGGCCTGATCATCACCCCATTCGGCGAGCTGATGTTGGGGGGCGAGAAGTCGATCGAGCAGTTCGAACGCCTCTATTCCGGAGAGGTGCCTTTTTTCCGGCGCTGGTCCGTTGGCGACGGCTTCAAGTTCTCCTACATGAACATCTTTGCCGACAACGCGATCTGGACCATCAACAACCTGCTCGAGTTCGTGCGGTTTTCGGGCCAGACTTCCATCTCCGCATCCGGTTCCATCGGCCGGCTTCTTGAAGCCATCGACGACTGGGGCGACGCCTGGATCGGCGGATTCCCAGACAGCCCGTTCCATGTCGTCGGGCAAAAATTCATCCTGATCCAGATGCCGAAAGCCACCAACCCTTACGGCACCAAGGGCCTGACGATTGTCTACGACTATCGCGGCCAGAAATTCTTCACGCTCTACGGCTGGGACGATGCCAATGGCATGCCGAAGCGCTGGCCCGGGTGGTCGCACTGGCCCTTGTGGAACAAGGTCTTTGTCGGCGGCGAAGGGAAAATCTACCAGATCGACAAGGAAAACTATCGCAATGGTTCCGAAACGCAGCGCTGGCTGATCCGAACGTCGCAGATTGCGCAGGGCAACGCCATCCAGGTCAAGGATTTCAGGCTCAGGATCAAGCGTGGCCTGGGATCGAGCAATGCCGTGTCAACGATCCATGTCAGGTGTAGCCGCGACGGAAAGCCGTTCGGGCCGCAGATCAGCCGCTCGCTCGGCTATGCCGGTGATCGACATCAACACCTCAGCTTCGGTCATTTCGGAACCGGAGACACCTTCATGTTCGAGATTTCCTCGACCGACAACTGTCCCATCGATCTGATGCGAGCCGAGGTCAAGGTCGATCCGGTAGGTCACTGATGGCGGATTCGGTATTCACCAAGACCAGCAAGGCGCAGCCACCGACGCCTCCGCGCCTGACCGGCGACGCTGAATCGAATTCGGCCGCAATCCTTCAATGGATGAGCCAGTTCTACAACACGACCGTCCGGGAAACCGGCCTCCTTGATCCCGCCTATCAGGCGACGCCGGGCACTTTCGACCCCGCCAGTTTACCCGATCCGGCGAAGACCACGATCGCGGCGGCTCAGCAGACGGCCAATGAGGCCTACAAACTGGCAGCGCAGGTCGCGAGCGCGATTCTGAGCTTTCCGCTACTTCCGTCCAGCATCACGATTTCCGATACCGACAACGCCGCCGACATCACTTTTGCCGATCCGCTCGACGACGAAAACTACATGCCGGTCATTCAGGCGACCGGTTATACTGGAAGCCCGGCCGCTGATGCGTTTCTCGTCATTGCGACGACGCGGACCAAAGAGGGATTCCAGTTCGTACTCAACAGCGCCCCAGGGTCAGGTGCATCCGTCACATTCGACTACTGGATTGTCAGGAAATAGAGGCAGATCATGGCTACCGAACCCAAAAGCGCGCAAGACATTCTGCCATCCCGATATACCGAAAGCCGGACGCCGCAATTCGTCGGGGGCGGCATCGACACCTCGACCGGCAACGTGACGCCAATCAGCCAGAACGACAACAAGCGGCCAACCGCCTCGGCATCGACGTCGGCCTTTCAGGCTGCCCAGAAACTGACGCCGCAAGCCTCGACAACGCGGCTCGGCGGCATGAGCGCGGAGCCTGCCCCCGCCAAGTCCGGATCCATGGCCAGCGGACTCGGTGGCGCCGCTGGCGGATATCTCGGATCGAGCATCGGATCATCGCTCGCCGCCGGCGCGACCATGGGCGAAGCCCTGGGTGCAATTCCGGGACAGATTGCGGCCGATTCCGGCAGCTTCCTTTCCGGCCTCACCGGATCGGGCACCTCGGCTGGCTCCGGGACATTGGCGGGATCGAGCATGGCCTCCACCCTTGGCGGTGGCGTTGGCGCTGGCCTCGGAACGTTCGCCGTGGACCTGTTGTCCGGAAAGGATTTCGGAACGGCCGCACTTCATGGCGGCATTTCCGCTGCCGCCTTTGCGATCGGAAACATGATTCTGCCAGGCATCGGCGGATTCGTCGGGTCGTTCCTCGCCGGTCTATTCTTCTGAACTGAAAGGACACTCCCATGCTTCCTCCCATGTCGTCCGCGTCGCCGCCGACCGCACCCGCCGCGTCCGCTCCCGCGCCGCAGCCTGCTCCGGCCGGCCAGGCACAGCAGCCGCCGCAGCAAATCCCCCCCGCCATTGCGCAGCACATCGACCCGAACAACAAGCTGCAGATGCTTCTGCTTCAGCGCGTCGACAAGTTCACGCCGCAGGATGGTCAGGCCATCGCGACCATGTCACCCGAAGCGCTCGCCGCGGTCAAAAAGATCGTTCCCGAGATTGCCTTCGTCTTCGATCTCGTGATCCAGAAGGCCGGCGCCGATGCGTCTGGCCGGGCGCTCCCGGCTGCGCCAATGCCCGCGCAGGCGCCGTCGGCCGGTGCGCAGCAGCCTCCGATGACGCGCCTCGGAAGCATGTAGGCCAAGGAGACTTCAAATGTGGGACTTGCTGATACCGATTGTCACAACGCTGGCCGGCGCGTGGATCACGTCTTCGTCCAACGACAGGGCCACCCAGCAGGCCCAGCAGGGTCAGCAGGCCCAGATCGACGAACTGAGGCAGGCCAACGAGGCGGCGCAGCAGGCCCTCGATGCGTCGAAGGCCGAAACGCAGGCGCTCTACTCCCAGACCCAGGACGTCACGGCTCCCGGCGTTGCCTATCTCAGGACTACCGTTGCAAACCAGAACGAGTTGACGCCGGCCCAGCAACAGCGGCTCGAGCAACTGCGTCGCTCCGTGACCAGCCAGTTGCGCGGTTCTAGCTTCGCCGGCTCCGGTCGGACCGCTGCCGCGCTGTTTCGTCAGGCCGAATCCGATTTTACCAACAACGCTCTGGACCAGAACCGGGCCCGCGCCGACGCCGCCGCCTCGACGCTGGCAAACCAGAACTTCTCTGCACGCCAGGGCGTTGCCGGCTCCGCCGCGAGCTACGGCGTGAACAGGGCCAATCTCGCCACCGGGAATGCCTCCCAGGTTGGGCAGGTCCTTGCAAATCAGGGCGAGACGGCGGCCAATGCCACAACGGCTACGGGCAACGTCATGGGGCAGGCCGTCGGTGACGTCGGCTCGGTCATCGCGGCGCAGAACCGCGAAAGCCGATACGCCGACCGGATGAAGGAAATCGAGAAGTCTCTCGGAGTAGGAGCCTGACAATGCCGAATTTCATCACGTCGAACCCGGCCACGGACTCCTACCAGAAGGGCATGCAGTTCGCCCAGCAGCAAAGGCTCGGCGAGCAGCAGGTCGAAGCCGGAATGCTGTCCAACGTCGAAAACCGTGTCAGCGCCCCATTGCGACTTCGCCAGCAGACCGCCGCAACCGACACGGCCGAAACCAACGCGCGCGTCGCTTCCGCGACTGCCGGATCCCGCGTCCGCTCGGCCCGGG